GAATTAGAAACAGCGGCAAAAATGGTCAACGACAAATTCAACGACGACGGTGATGCAAACGAAGGGCAAACAGATGAAGGCAATGCTTTTGCACAAGCTGTACAACAAGCCAAAGCGGCAGGCATGAAGAAAGGTGATAAATTCAAAGTTGGAGACGAAGAGCATACATTAAGAGATAGCGATTTTGAGGAGATAAATACAAATACCATGGAAACAAAAGACAAAAAAGAAGTAAAAGAAGATATAAAAATTACAGCAGACACTCCAGAAGAAGCAGGAATGTTAATGCAAATATTAAAAATGGCAGGAGTCAAACCTGTTGACGCATCTATGATGGGTATGGACAAACCAGACATGGACCACGGCGGCATGGACAAAGAAATGGACCCGGGTGCTATGAATACGAAAATGGACGTGCCAGGTGATGATGCTATGGGCAGTATGCAGATGGCAAAAATGCGTGACATGATGACAAAGCCTGACATGGAAAAACAAGAAGAAACTTTTGCGAACTCACCAGCTGACAGAGAAAAAGACGAGCCAAAAACACAAGACATTGATTCATTAGTAAATGTTCATTCAGGTGGTTTAAACAAGCAAAAAGTTCAATACAAAAAAGAGTATCCAGGCGATAATCCAATGGCTGTGGAAGATACTATTACAGAACAAGATTTAGCAAATAGTTTAAGAACTCAATATGAAGGTTTTAAACAAGCATATCAGGAAGCGGCAAAAGCAAAACCAGACTACATAGACTTAGACAAAGATGGTAATAAGACAGAGCCAATGAAAAAAGCCGCAAAAGATAAAGAAGCTAAAGATAAAAAATAAGTCTTTTCCTAGCATTCATTTACTATTAAATACTACACCATGGCGTATGTATCATTAGACAGCGACCAAATTAAAAAGGCGCATAAAAAACACAAGTACACCAAAGAACAAGTTGTACAACTTGAAAAGTGTATGGATGAAAAAACTGGTCCTTTGTATTTCATGAAAACATTTATGAAAATACAACATCCTACAAAAGGTGAATTGCCTTTTGATCCTTACCCATATCAAGAAAGATTAGTTGAAGCATACAATAACCATAGATTCAGTATATCAATGTTACCAAGACAAACTGGTAAGACTACGTGTGCATCAGGTTATCTAATCTGGTATGCCATGTTTAAACCTGACTCACAAATTTTAATTGCGGCACACAAGTATGCAGGCGCATCTGATATTATGTCAAGAGTACGTTATGCCTATGAAATGCTTCCAAGTTGGATCAAAGCAGGTGTCACACAATACAACAGAAACTCCATTGAATTCGATAACGGTTCAAAAATTATGGCCACTACCACAACAGAAAACACAGGTAGAGGTATGTCCTTAACAATGATATACTGTGATGAGTTTGCATTCGTGCAACCACCCGAAAAAGCCAAAGAATTTTGGACATCACTATCTCCAACACTATCAACTGGAGGTAAATGTTTAATTACATCTACACCTAATAGTGATGAAGATCAATTTGCAATGATATGGAAAGAAGCAAACAAAAGATTTGACGAATACGGTAATGATAAAGTTATAGGTACCAACGGATTTTATGCAATGAAAGCCCATTGGAGTGAACATCCAGACAGAGACGAAGCTTGGGCAGACACAGAAAGATCAAGAATAGGTGAAGAAAGATTTAGACGTGAGCACGAGTGTGAATTTTTAATTTTTGATGAAACACTAATTTCTAGTTTAACATTAGCTGACATGGAGGGGGTGCCACCTGTAGAAACAACAGGACAGGTACGTTGGTTCAAACGTCCAACACCAGGTATGACATATCTTGTAAGCCTTGATCCAAGTATGGGAACTGGAGGTGATTATGCCGCCATACAAATTTTTGAACTTCCAACTTTTGAACAGATTGGAGAATGGCATCATAACATGACTCCAATGAACAAACAGGTTCAAATATTGCAAGGCATCAACAAACACATACACGATACAATAATTGAAAGAGACTCAAGTGCATCTCCGCAAATATTTTATTCTATGGAAAATAATACTATTGGTGAAGCCGCACTTATGAGAGTAATGGACATTGGTGAAGAAAATATTATGGGCATGTTTTTAAGTGAACCTATTAGAAAAGGACACAGACGTAAATTTAGACGAGGATTTAACACCACTGCAAAACACAAAATAGATGCATGTACAAAGTTTAAAGAACTTGTAGAAGGTGGCAAAATGAAAATTAATTCACAATTGCTTATCAGTGAAATGAAAGACTTTGTAGCAACAGGATTAAGCTATAAAGCAAAACCTGGTCAACACGACGATCTAGTCAGTTCTTGTTTGCTAATGACACGTATGATGAAAGTATTAGCTGATTTTGATCCAAAAATATTTGAAAAATGGACTGATAGAACTTCAGAATTAACAACGCCAATGCCTATATTTGGAAACTTCTACGGATAATAAATACACTATATGAATCCAAAAACGTCTACAGATCTATTCAATAAAATCAGATCACAGTTTTCCAATATTAAGATTGGCGACGAAAACGGATCAGCAACAGCAGATCCTAATGAAGCAGTGTTTTTTGAATTTGAGTTTCAGCCAGATTCCGATACGTTTGGTTCCGTAAGTGTCAGTATTGCAGATGGCGAAAACATGAAGGTGTATTATAATCGTGATCTTGTAGCAAAAATTGACGAATCAGATAGAGATGAATGGTATGCTTTTTTAAAAGAACTTAAAGATTTTGCTGTAGAGCATAGTTTAACATTTGACGTACGAGACATTACTAAATCCAACCTATCGAAGCAGGATTATGAAAATCTTGCAGATACGAACAAAACGGTAAATACTGATGAAATGTCAGAAGAATTAAACAGAATTACTAAACTAGCTGGGGTAGAAGTTAAAGAAGGTCTCACAGGAACTGCAAAACGTTCATACGAAAATTTAGACAAAACAAGATTAATTATAAGACATTCAGGATCAGTTGATGAGACTGTGCCTGGTGCAAGATCAAGACAAATTCAATCACTATATATTGAAAACGAAGACGGTGAAAGATTTAAATATCCATTAACACATCTAGCTGGAGCTAGAGCAATGACAAGACACGTTGCCAATGGTGGTAGACCACATGATGAATTTGGACAACACATTGTTTCAACTTCGGAAGATATAGCAAAATTAAATTCTTTTTCAAGATTTGTTTCTAATAAAGATCAGTTAAATGACAACGCAGGTGATATAATAGAACAAACAAAATTAAAACTTGAAAATCTAAGAGAATACATGAAAAATTTATCAAAACAAACACATTATGAAAATGCAAGTAAAGATTTTAAAACCGCAGATGAGGTTGTACTAGATGACGAAACTGCAAACACATACAAAGATAAATTTACAATGCGAAACTTAGATTCAAGAGTAGAAGAAGCATTACCAATCATACACAAAATTATGAGTGAATTAGAAAACGCACCTAAAGAAGAGCAAGTAGACGAAGGCGGTAAAGAAGGTTTTGATTATCCACAAGGTGGCAAGTATGGCTACAAAGCAGAACGTGGATCAGGCACAGGTGCAATGGGCACAATGCAAGTCAACGTAACAATTCACAACAGAGAAACTGATGAAACCATGTACATTAAGGACATGAATTACTTAGAATTAGAAAAAGGTGACGAACAAGAAACACTTGCAATGATCTGGGATGAAAACAAAGACCTGATTCAAAAAGAAGATCAAGTTAACGAATTAGAACCAGATGCAGAACCAATTGATGCACCAATTGAACCACCAGTTGACCACGGTGGTATTGTCACAAGTTTCTTAACAGATCCAGACAACAAATTAGTGCTACGTAAAGATGCATCAGCAGATAAACTTTTGACAGTTACAAAATTCAAAGACAAGAACACAATGTTAAGTTCAATCATGTCTGACATAGCAGAAAGAATGTTAACTAAATCAGGCGAAGAGGATAGAATAGCTAACTTTGCATCTAGAGTCGCAGATGGACTAGACCAAGAAAAGTCTGCCGCTTTCAAACCAACACCGGACTACATTAAAAATAAAAAAATTGCAATTCAACTTGCCAAAAGATATATTGATGACTACAAAAAAATGCAAAAAGATCCTGGCTTTGCTGATGAAATAAGAATGGATCCTGCAGATTACAATCCTAAAAAAGACATAAAAGGCAAAGCAAAAGAAACAGAACAATTTGAATCATGGGTTGAAAATATTGATCAAGTTGAAGAAGATAAAGGATCTACACTTGCATCAAGAATGATTCGAAAAGCAGGTATGGATGATCCAGAGTCAATGGATGCTGAAGTATTCAAAAAATCCGCAGACTTACTGGATGCAGGCGATCTAGATGAATTTGGAAAATATATTTACAAGCAAGATACTGCTCCAAGAGAGTTTGTAATGAAAAAATTAGCAGATCATGATCCAGAAACATTTAAAAAAGTTTATGGTGATCAGGAAGGTTATCTAGCAACAATGAAACCAATGTCGGTGTCTAAAGCAGACAAGGACCTTAATACTCCTGCGTTTCAGAGAATGAAAGCTGGTGATAAAAGATACACAGACAAAACAGAAAATCAACTAGAAGGCTTGACTTTTGAAGATATCAAACCATATGTGTCGATGTACAAAGGTGATGATGGCAAAACAGTCAATGCTGTGCTAGACAAAGACGGAAAAGAAGTTTTTAAAACAGGTGATGCAAAAACGGCAATGCAATACCTAGCAAAGAATTTTGACAAATTAAAAAATCCAGTCAAAGAATCTAATCCAGAATTAGACAGAATCAAATCACTTTCATTTTACCAATAATAGTAGTAGACATTAGATAAATATAGTTGTATATTATGTACTATATGTCTAATATACATTTAGGCAAAACAAACATAGGCACAAATAGGAGGCTTACATTATGGCTACATTGGCTGAAATAAGAGCGAAACTGAAATCACAGGAACCTAATCGCTCAGGTTCATCAACAGGCGGAGACAACGCCATTTATCCACACTGGAATATCAAAGAAGGCGACGAAGCAGTTCTTAGATTTTTACCAGATAAGGACACAAACAATACATTTTTCTGGACTGAAAGGAACATGATCAAACTGCCTTTTGCAGGCATCAAAGGTCAGACTGATTCAAGACCAGTTACTGTACAAGTTCCTTGTATGGAGATGTATGGCAAAACTTGTCCAGTACTAACAGAGGTTAGACCATGGTTCAAAGACAAAAGCATGGAAGACATGGGCAGAAAATATTGGAAAAAGAAAAGTTATATTTTCCAAGGTTTTGTTACAACAAATCCATTAGCAGAGGACACAACACCAGAGAATCCAATTAGAAGATTTATAATTGGTCCTCAAATCTTTAACATAATCAGAGCGGCATTACTGGATCCAGAAATGGAAGAATTGCCAACTGACAGTGTGAGAGGTGTTGATTTTAGAATCACAAAAGCAACTAAAGGTGGCTATGCTGATTACTCAACATCAAAATGGTCAAGAAGAGAAAGAGCACTTGACGAAGCAGAAAGAAGTGCAGTTGAAAAATTTGGATTACATAATCTAAATGACTTTAGACCAAAAGAACCTACTGAAGCAGAAGTTAAAATAATTAAGGAATTATTTGAAAAATCTGTGGACGGTGAGGCATATGATCTTGAGAAGTATGGACAATACTTTAGACCAGCAGGAGTACAAGCAAGTCAAGTAAGTCAGGTAAGTTTACCACAAGCAGACAAACCTACCACAGTTGAACATACACATGACAACGGTACAACTCATAGTCATGCAGATGGTGATAAACCACACACTCATGAAGAAACTAAACCAGTAGCAGAAACTACTGCTCCAGCACAACCAAGTACAGATAGTGCTAAAAGAGCAGAAGATATTTTGAAACTGATAAGATCGAGACAAGCAAAATAATCTGACATTTACCAAGGCCTTAATTATTGACAGTTAAGGCCTTGTGTATTATAATAAAGGATATTATGACAAAAGTATTTGACGCAACAAAATTTAGAAAGAGTATTACAAAATCAATTCAAGGATTAGGAATAGGATTCAACGATCCTACAGACTGGATATCAACAGGCAACTATGCATTGAACTATCTTATGACTGGCAATTTCCATAAAGGTATTCCATTAGGCAAAGTCACAGTGCTTGCTGGTGAGTCTGGTGCAGGTAAAAGTTACATCGCATCTGGAAACATTATAAAGAATGCACAAGAACAAGGTATATTTGTTATTCTAATCGATACTGAGAACGCTTTGGATGAGCAATGGTTACAGGCACTTAAAGTAGACACAACAGACGATAAACTTTTAAAATTAAACATGTCTATGGTAGATGACGTTGCAAAGACTGTAAGCGAGTTTATGAAAGGCTACAAGGAACAACATGCAGACAACAAAGAAGGTGCACCAAAGGTACTATTTGTAATTGATTCACTAGGAATGATGCTTACTCCAACAGACGTTAATCAGTTTGAAGCAGGTGAAATGAAAGGTGATCTAGGTCGTAAGCCTAAAGCATTGACAGCACTTGTAAGAAACTGTGTTAACATGTTTGGTTCATGGAATGTTGGGCTAATAGCAACTAATCATACATATGCATCGCAAGATATGTTTGATCCTGACGATAAAATATCGGGTGGTCAAGGATTTATATATGCGTCAAGTATTGTTGTTGCAATGAAGAAATTAAAATTAAAAGAAGATGAAAAAGGAAATAAAGTCACAGACGTACGAGGTATCAGGGCCGCTTGCAAAGTAATGAAGACAAGATACGCAAAACCATTTGAAGGAGTGCAAGTCAAGATTCCTTATGACACAGGTATGGATCCATACAGTGGACTTGTTGACTTATTTGAGAAAAAAGGTGTATTAACACAACAAGGAAATAGATTAAAATATATTGATT